ACCATCCTTGTGGCTATTGGTCATACTGGTTTTGACGCACTTGAGAGCGTTGCTATTGCTGGCAAAGCTCTTGCTAGTACTGTCCTTGGCCAGGGCTTATGGGCTGGTAAAAGTCCTTCCCCTAGTAGTATTGTTGTTTCTGGTAGTTATCAGGAGCAATATTATCCCATGTATATGGCTACTAGCGGTCGTCTGATTGGTAATCATGCTATACCGCGTTCTGCGTTTGTTGGCGATGCCACCGGTAGTTTCAATCTTCCTCAGAACAAGATTGTTGCGACTACCGTTGCTAGTGTCGCTGCTGATGAGGTTGGTGCCCCTTTAGGTTACCAAGCTGCTCAGAAAAATACGTAATAATGTGGGAATTCATTTTTCGTTTCTTTTTGCGATGTAATCATAATTTATTCATATCGAATTGCTGTTCAAATGGCCTACCGCAAGAGAGTCTATCGCCGTCAGCCGTACCTGCTGCGCCGCCGGAGGGTTACGTATCTTCGTCCGAGGACGAGGCGTCCGAGTTATGCTCCGATGATGGGTAGGCGCCGCAGACGTTATTAGGGTTTGGCGTCGGCCAACCCGGCCCAGCCCGGGTTAGGGTTGCGCCGAAGGCGCGGTTAGGGTTAGGGTTAGGGTTAAGGGTCGTTAGTTAGCGAAGCCTAGCCCGCTCAAGGTGACAGTCTAATATTACCTGTCACCTTGTGCACCGCACAAATTTATTTTATACATTAGTTCGCGAAACCGTGTGACCCTTCGCGAAACCGTGTGACCCTTGGCTATTGTACGATTTTATTTGTAATTTTTTTTCAAAAAAACCTTTAATTTTGAGTTTCAGTCATAATTAATTCATAAAGCACTTACGGATTTTGTACTAATTGATTGTTACAGAAGATGTCATGCCAGCAAGAGGATCGCGCAACCGAGCATACTGTTTCACCTGTAACAACTACACCGATGAACAACGAGATTTACTTGAGTCCTTGGATGACGCCGGGACATCTAAGTACATCGTGTACCAGCCAGAGGTCGCCCCCACCACTGGAACGAAACACCTCCAGGGGTACATTGTCTTTGCGAACCCCCGGACCTTCGACGGAGTCCGAGTATTACTCGGCCCACAGTTTTCCATCCAGGTCGCCCGCGGAGACTGTGAGTCTAACTACGCCTACTGCTCCAAGGAAGATTCGCGAGACACTACGGCCGATTTCGCCGTTGTCGAACACGGAAGCCGAGATGCTGTCCTCGGAACAGGAGCTGGATCAGGATCGCGTACAGATCTTGAGCTCATTGGAAAGCGACTTCGGGATGGAGCTACCGAAGCCGATATCGCGTTTGATTTCCCGGCGTCGTATATTATGTACACCCGTGGAATCCGAAGTTTTGCGCAACTCACGGTTCCAAGTCGACGAGACCCACCAACTGTTTATTGGTATTGGGGACCCACTGGAACTGGAAAGACGCGATCTGCGTCTGAAGAGAGCCCAAATGCCTACTGGAAGAGTGCATCCCACACCTGGTGGGATGGATACGACGGCTTAGCCGATGTCATCATTGATGATTACCGCTGTGATTTTTGCAAATTCAGCGAGTTGTTGCGTATCCTGGATCGCTATCCCTATCAATTACAGATTAAGGGCGGAACTCAGCAACTCAATGCAAAGCGCATTTATATCACTGCCCCACGTCCTCCTGAAGAGATGTGGGCTTCCCGGACTGAGGAAGATTTAGGTCAACTCCTCCGAAGAATTACTGAGATCAAGTATTTTGGTCCGCCCATTGAGCCTATTATTATCGCCAATTAGTCGAATACCCAGGGCGCTTGCGCCCTGGATTTCGGAGGGCTGCGGATCCTGTAACTAAGTCACAATTATTAAGATGGACTATATATATGATATTGAAGCACCGATGCCGCGCGGCGATCGTGCATATGTTCCTCCACTTAGGCGATATCGCACGCATGCGTTTCGTGTCGCCGGTAAACTTGCCCGTTATGGTCTTCAACATCCTGGCCTTGTAGGAGCGGCGTATGGCGCTGCGAAAGCTTATTCAGGCGCGACCCCTGGATCTACTCCTGACCGCAAGAAGAGTTTTTCACCGCCTGGAGCTCCCAAGAAGGACTATCAGAAGAATTCATTTCGTAGTCAGAATAATTCACTTCGTGGGAGCATGCCGTCCGCAGGAACTCAAGCTGATATATCGACGCAGACCGTTGAGGTCAAACGTCGCAGATTGGAACAGATAGTTCAAACTGATGAAACCAATCAGTGTCTGCGTTTGCCTGCATGCAATTATCGGTTGCATGCCGCCAAGGCTATGTCCTTGCCCGGTATTCTTAATGAATTGTTTGTCCCCAAGTTAACTTCTCGGTTATCTTTTGGTTTTACGTCTAGTACCGGATTGACCCAGCAGTATGATGTGTCCGGTTCTGACAACTCAGTTGCCTTTGGCCCTGCTGCTGCTGCGCCGCGTGGTAATTATCGTGGCGTGGCTCTCATGAAGTTTAGGTTTACTGACAAAGATGTCAGTCGAAGTGTACCTAACGCTTTGAACGCTGCCCCTGTCAGTCGCGGTCAGACTCTGGATGCTCAGCAGGTGTATACGCACATGCGTCAATTTATCTCATCACCTACATTACAAAACAATGGTGGTGGTGCTACAGTTACCCAGTCTGCTATTCAGGATATCACTTCCGATGTTGTTACTGATTTCACTAAAATCCGCCAGCTTGGTGCTGGCGCTAATCTGACTCACTTTGAGGATCATGCTTACCAGGCACCTGCGTTTATGCAGAGTGTTGGGTCTCCTTTTAATGCTGAGCAAATCGGTACTATGGATACCGAGGATGTTACTGATTGGGATGGCCAGGTTCCTGTGTTGCAGGGAGCTGGTACTGATGAGTTGCCATACTTCTATCCCAATAATGCGAAGGAGGCCACAATGCGTATTATTGATGGATATGTTGAGTTTGATATCAGTAATTCTTCAAAGACCTCAGCTGTTATTGAGGTTGTGTTGCATTCTATGAAGAAGACCGCTCTTGATATTAATTCCCCTGAAGTTTACAAGAGTTTGTACAATAATTATGAGTATTATTGCAAGTCCCAGTATCAGGGGAATGCTCCTGTTAGTAACGTGAGTCAATCCGGAGGTTGGCAAACTTTTTATGATCCTAGAGTTCCGTTGTTGAGTTGTCCTAAGAAGTTCAACAAGAATCTGCACGCTTATGAGGTTCATAGATCTAATCATGTTTTGGGTGTAGGTCAGTCCAAGAAGATTAAGATCAGTCTTGGTAGTTTGACCTACAAGCTTGGGAATAAAGCCGATTCGGTTTTATCCAATGCGGCCAATGAGTTAAAGACTTACACCAAGAGAGATAATGCTGGAACCATCCTTGTGGCTATTGGTCATACTGGTTTTGACGCACTTGAGAGCGTTGCTATTGCTGGCAAAGCTCTTGCTAGTACTGTCCTTGGCCAGGGCTTA